GAACTAATAAAACTAACAACATGATGCAAATTTATAAGACTGTATTTGATACAGAACAACAAGGTAAAGACATCCTAATATCCAAAGGGGTATGGGAAGAAGTAACTGAAGAAGGTGTAACAACCATGCAGTTTACAAACGGAACAGCAGCAGTGGTAAACATTGGTAAGGTAGTTGAGATACCTGGGACTTACGGTCCTGATGGTCAAGAGATAACACCACCAGTTTATTACCCAGGGTGGGCGTATGATGTAATGTCTAGCGATCTACTTGATTTTGGAACATACGAAGTATTCCCAGGGGATGTAGCGGCACATAGTTTTATGGGTTGGGCAAGAGGAGCAGAAGTACCGCCTCCAAATAGTGAAGAATAATTTTAGTAAATTTGCTATATGAAATCAAGAACTGCATATTATTTTTTTCAAAACAATTCCTGGTTGATTGATGTTCAAATGAATTACAAACCAAAGAATGTTTAATAAAATGACCATATCAGACTTGAAAATATACCTGCTTAACAGCGTAACATTTGCTGTATCTTTTAGTAAAATAGAAGCCGTGTTAAAACTAATACTACTAATAGGATCAATAGTCTACACGGCACAGAGGATATACGTGAACTATAAAGAAAATAAATGAATTACTTTACAACATCAGAGTTTGACTCCCCAGACAAGCCAGGTAGTGGAAGCCTAATGAGCGAAACCATGCTTGACATGCTGAACGATGTTAGGTCTAAGTTTGGAAAGCCTATTGTGATAAACAGTGGGTATAGGACAGAGGAGCATAATGCAAAGGTTGGAGGTAAGCCAAAGACAGATACATCTAAGGGTTCAAGCCACATGTATGGACTAGCTGTTGACATAAAGTGCAACAACTCTACCGACAGGTTTCACTTGATATACCTGCTTCAAGAAACAGGATTCCAAAGGATTGGTGTGGCAGGATCGTTTATACACGTGGATATAGACTTTGATAAATCTCAAGAAGTAATGTGGACATACTAGTATGGAAGACAATAAAAGAAAAAATGGTGGCAAGGGAACTAACGTAGGGAATGCACTTCGTTGGCTAGTTAAACAGGGTAAGAGCGTTTCTCCTGAACTTTTAGACCTAGCTGGTAACATAACAGGGATAAAACAATTAAACTCATTAGGGACAGCTATACGAGGCGACAAGAACCTTAGTGAGCCAGATAAGAGTATTCTCCTACAGGAAATGGAGAACGACATGATTGAAATGGTGGAGGTTACCAAAAGACTTTCCATGGATAACGAGCATGCCGTAACAAGGTTAATCAGGCCTGTAATGACGGGTTGTATGTTTGTAATGTTTTTAGCCTGCGTGTTTTTTGATGGAAACCTAGGAGAGTTTACAATAGACAAGGCATACATTCCTGTGATACAATCACTGTTTGGTACGATGACTATATTTTACTTTGGTTCAAGAGGAATTGAAAAGGTGATGAAGACATTTAAAAAATAGAAAAGAATAATATGTATCTTTGTTAAAAGAATTAAAACAAAAGTAAAATGGCAAAAATAAGTAACATTTCATCATATCCTGTAAAAACAGATATCAATGCTAAAGATTATTTAATTGGTACAGATGGTGTAACTACTAGTCCTTCTTTACAAACAAAAGTATTTACGCTAGCTGATATTGCTGAGTTTGTTCAAAATCAAACAACTGTAGATACTTCTAATCCTTTTTTAATAACCGCTAGTGCAGGAGGTTCTTCCTCTTACTCTTCAAGCAAAAACACAATATATGCTACTTGGACAGGTGGTAACGGAACTTACGAACTAACACTACCATCAGCAACCAGTACTCCTTATAGAATAATAAGACTTGTAACAGATGGAACTCTAAACGCAAGTGATAAAATACATGTATTAGGGCCTGGAACAGAAACTGTAAATGGTGTTAATTTTTATAATGTAAACAAGGCTTACAACGGAGCGCAATTTTGGTCTGATGGTTCAAATTGGATTGTAATACAAGCAGTATCATAAATAAAAAACCATAAGTATTGAATACCTCTGTTAATTCAGGGGTATTTTTTTTTGCTTATATTTGTTGTAAATTAAATTAAATGGAACAAATTAGAAAAATATCAATAGGTGCTGATTACAAGTCAGGCGCTATGCATTATATTGTAAATCAAGAGATATTTGGTGGTACTCATATGATTCATTTAATTAAGAAAAATGAATCAAATCAATCACTAACTATTTTTATTGAAAACAAAAAAGGAGAAATATTTCTTTGGAAAGAATTTAATTCTTCTATACCTGTTTCAATTGAGTACAATATATATTTTGAATGAAATCACCTTTTTATTTTATAGTAAAGCCTAAAGACGATAGGAGATACGACAATACCAAAAAGATTGGTAACATAGACTTTATTACCAGCACTTCAAAAGAAGACCACACTGCATCCAACAGATACGCAATAGTCATTGAGACTCCAATAAACTACAATGGTCCTGTTCAAATAGGAGATACTCTTTTAGTTCATCATAATGTTTTTAAATATTACAATGACATGAAGGGTAGAGAGAAAAGTGGGAAGAGTTTTTTTAAAGATGATTTATTTTTTATAGACAACGATCAATTTTTTATGTACAAAAATAACGATACTTGGAATTCACATTCTAAATATTGTATGATTAAGCCTGTAAAAAAAGAAGACTACTACCTAAAAAGTCACGAAGAAGAAGAGCCGTTAATGGGTCTAGTTAAATACTCAAATGAATACCTAGTTAGTAAGGGTGTTAATAACGGAGACAAGGTTTCTTTTAAACCTGAAAGCGAATATGAGTTTATGGTAGATGGAGAAAAACTCTATAGAATGTTTGACCATCAAATAACTTTAGCTATATAATATGGACGTAAATAAGATTAAGTTAAAGATTATAAAAGCAGGTGAAAAAGCAGTTAACGAATTAATAAAGGTTGCTGGAGAAGATATTATAAAATACGGTGAAGATGATGAGTTGGCAGCAGACAAGCTAAAGAATGCAGCGGCTACAAAAAAGTTGGCTATATTTGATGCTTTTGAAATACTGAGCAGAATAGAATTGGAAAAGAATGAAATCGAGGGAGTTAGTAAAGAAATAAAAAAACCAAAAAGAGGATTTGCAGAAGGAAGAGCAACATAGCTTAATTAAGGAATTAAATAATTTTATTCCTAAAAGTGTTATAACTACTAAAAACAAAGGTAAAGCTTGGGTTTATGGTTATAATGAAAAGTATGACTTTATAGTTATATCAAAGACTGGTCAGATTCAAGACATAGTTGAAATTGAAGGCTTAAGGATAGGACTGCCAAAGCCTCCTGAAAAAATACATTCAAGAAGCAAAGAAAAAAAAGAACAATACTGGGAACCTTTTGAATACCCAAAAGTGTTGCATAAAATTAAATCCATATTTCAATGGCATAACACATCATTATCTTTTAAGAATGAGTGGGTAGAGTATATTGAAGAACAATTTGACAGAAGAGAAGAAGGCTTTTGGTTTATGAATAATGGCGTTCCTACATATATTACAGGATCTCATTATATGTATATTCAATGGACAAAAATAGATGTTGGGCTTCCAGAATACAGAGATGCTAACAGAGTTTTTTATTTACACTGGGAAGCATGCAAAGCAGATAAACGAAGTTTTGGTCAAGACTATTTAAAAATAAGACGTTCAGGATTTTCTTATATGGCTAGTGAAGAGGCTAGTAATATAGGAACAATAAGTAAAGATGCTAGGATAGGTATTTTGTCTAAAACAGGAGCTGATGCTAAAAAAATGTTTACAGATAAGGTTGTTCCAATTGTAAACAATTATCCTTTCTTTTTTAAACCCGTACAAGATGGTATGGATAAGCCTAAGACAGAATTAGCATTTAGAGTTCCTGCCTCTAAGATTACTAAAAAGAATATGTATGAGGAAGACGAAACCATTGTTGAGGGGCTAGACACTTCTATTGACTGGAAAAATACAGGGGATAACAGTTATGATGGGGAAAAATTAAAGCTATTGATTCATGATGAATCTAAAAAATGGGAGAAGCCAAATAATATTTTAAATAACTGGAGGGTTACAAAAACTTGTTTGCGTTTAGGTAGTAAAGTTATTGGAAAATGTATGATGGGTTCTACCGCTAATGCATTAGAAAAAGGAGGGGACAATGGTAAAAAATTATACTTTGATTCTAAAGTCAACAATAGAAACCGTAATGGGCAAACTAAGAGTGGTTTGTATAGTTTGTTTATTCCAATGGAATATAACATGGAAGGTTTTATAGATAGATATGGGATGCCTGTATTTAGAACTCCAAAAAATCCAATAATAGGAATAGATGGAGAATACATAACACAAGGTGCAGTTGATTACTGGGAAGCTGAAGTTGATAGTTTAAAAAATGATGCTGATGCATTAAATGAATTTTATAGACAATTCCCAAGAACTGAGTCTCATGCATTTAGAGATGAAAGTAAGCAATCATTATTTAATTTAACTAAGATATATCAGCAAATAGATTACAATGATTCTTTAATAAAAGATAGGTTTTTAACAAGAGGTTCTTTTTCATGGAAAGATGGTGTAAAAGATACTCAGGTTATATTTAGTCCTAATGCAAAAGGAAGGTTCTTAATATCTTGGACTCCAAACAAACAGCTACAAAATAATTACAATACAAGAAACGGACTAAAACTACCTGGCAATGAACACATGGGAGCTTTTGGTTGTGATAGTTATGATATATCAGGTACTGTTGGAGGTGGTGCTTCTAATGGAGCGCTACATGGGCTAACAAAGTTTCATATGGATGAAGGACCTATTAACGAGTTTTTTCTAGAATATGTGGCTAGACCTCAAACAGCAGAAATGTTTTTTGAAGATGTATTAATGGCTTGTGTTTTTTATGGAATGCCTATACTTATAGAGAATAACAAACCTAGGTTATTATATCATTTTAAAAATAGAGGGTACAGAAAATACAGTATTAATAGACCTGATAAACCATATAATAAACTATCTGTAACAGAAAAGGAATTAGGTGGAATGCCTAACAGTTCTGAAGACATAAAGCAAGCTCATGCAGCAGCAATAGAGTCTTACATAGAAAAGCATGTAGGATTTGATATGCAAGGAACTTACAGAGATCCTGATGCAATAGGATCTATGTATTTTACAAGGACTTTAGAGGACTGGGCTAGATTCAATATAAACAATAGAACTAAGTTTGATGCTTCAATTAGTTCTGGATTAGCTATAATGGCTTGTCAAAAAACACTATATCAACCTTTAAAAAAGAAATCAAAAATAAAACTTAACTTTGCTAAATATGATAATAATGGAAGTTACAGCCAAATTTTAAGATAAATGAAGGACGTAAAAGTAAATATTAATCCTACAGGATTCCCTAGTCAATTTGTTTCTGACGCAGAAAAAAAGTCTTTTGAATTTGGATTACAAATAGGTCAAGCTATTCAATACGAATGGTTTAGGAAAGATGGTGGTCAAAGTAGGTTCTATAATCAATGGGCTGATTTCCATAGATTAAGACTTTATGCTAGAGGAGAACAGTCTATTCAAAAGTACAAGAATGAACTAGCTGTAGATGGAGATTTAAGTTATCTTAACTTAGACTGGACACCTGTACCTATTATCCCTAAGTTTGTTGATATTGTAGTTAACGGTATGGCAGACAGGGTTTTTAC